CTTATCCTTCTTCCCACCAGCTACAACTTCCTTGATACTAAGCCACATTATCAAGTCAGCAAACTTAGGAGTATCCTTATACCCATCCATAATGACCTTGCCAGTTTTGCCTTCTACCATGTTGCCTTTAGCATCTGAAACAGTTCCATACTCTTCAGTAGGATAGTGTATAAGGATTAGGTTCTTCTTATATGACCTACAGGTATGATATATCCTCTGTAATCTATCATACACTGTGCCATATTCGATAGGCAGAAGCTTCTCTCTATAGTCATTCTCATTAAAAGGGATACTGCGAGTCTTAGGGTCATTAGTCCACTTCATCAACTGCTTCTCCTGCAGCTCCTGTAAGTAGGCTTCACAGCCTGCCTTGTAGTGCATGGTAGCAGAGTCTATAACTATGGTCTTCAGTTCAGGGTTGAGGGCATCCTTAACTATCTGATTTATGATAGTCTGCCATAACTCCTTCATGCCCTCTATCTTCTTGGGGATAGCTAGTGCTCTGGTAGATGCTTGAGGGTTGGTGGTTACTATCCCTTTCATCTTGGCAATATCTGCATCTGTTAGTGGCTTAGGAAAACTGTGCGATTCCACTCCTGATACATCTAGTCGCCAAGCTGCTCTCTTGAATCCTCCAACATCTATATCTAGGTGCGATAGGACCTTAGGAAATGTAAGAGCCATTGTAGTCTTACAAGTTCCCTCTTCTCCGCAGATGGCTACGATACCGATGAAGTCATCTTCTGTCATTTATACCTCCTCTAGAACAGTTACTAGTGTATTGCAGACTAGGACATAGCGACAGTAGTCGCACTCCCAGTCATAACAGTTCTGGAATGAAGTAGGCGGCTTACCTGTCTCCAATGATTTATCTAGCACTTCCTTACGCTCCAATATCTTTGCCCAGTTAGCTTCTAACTCTTCTGAGTTAAAGTAGAATGTATCACAGTAGATTTGAGGAAATGGAGGCGAATAGTTGCCCATTAAGTATAAAACGATAAGATCATACTCATTTGTCTCTATCATAGTACAGCCGCCCATCATGTAGTCCAACCAAGTCTGAGGTATATACTCATCCATGTAGTGATTCTTGGCTGACCTGCGAGTAGTCTTGATTTCAACTAGTTGTTCCAGTTCATGCATAGTAGCTAGAGGGGCAGTAGTTATAATACTAGGACTAGACATTGCTGGGTCTTTAACAGTGAAACTCATGTCAGGTCTGTAGATGATGCCATACTTATTAACTAGTGGAGTATTAGCATCCTTTGGAGTTAGCACATCTTGTAGCCCATAGCCCAAAGCAAACATCAACACCTCATCATCATTAGGCAGTGCTGTTGCCTTCTGATCTAAGAAGCTTTTGGTTCTGCAGTAGACATAACTGCTAAGATGGTTAGGCTCTCTAACTTCCCTAATCCCATATAGGTTGGCGAGATGGTCTAACACCTTGCGCTTCAGTTCGGGGTTGTCTACTCTTCTCATCTTATCACCTTCATAAAGTTCGTTGTCTTTTGGCAGCGCATACATTCTGTCCATGTAGTCTCAGTCCATCCATTACAGTTATCTGTCCACAAGTGCTGTCCAAATAGACAGAGTAGTTTCCCAATAAGCCCTGACTCTCTATAGTAGATGCGTCTATACCAAGGTGTTATTCTTAGTTTTATCATCTGATTCCTTATTAGGTTTGGTACTGGCTCGGTTAGGCCTAGACACTTGTCACCATCCGAATTACTATCTCATCCACAGCAAGCCACAGTCTAGGGTGTATGGGCTGTCCCACAGATGAGGTACCAGCACTCTAAATGAGGTTGGGCTTACGTCTTGTGGAACACTCCTTGTGCGTCCTTGGTAAATGCACCTACCTTCACCAAGGCATTAGCAAAGGAGCCTGCCGCAGTCGCCGGTAATGAGATTGACTGGAGCAGTGCGGAGTCATTTCTGATAATAGGATTAGCTAGAGCCTCCTTATTGAACTCAGCCAAGGTCTTGCCATCTAGCAGTGCTGCAGCCAAGTCACTGGAGCTGACTCCCTGACCACCAGCTACTCCTACACCTTCTATCTCATAGACCATCCAGGCGACAGTTGGCATATCCTGTCCTTTTGGATGCGTAGCATCTGTTGCTCTGCCATCGAACAGTTCAGGCATTGCAGGTCTGCCGTCCTCTCCATCAGCCAGTACTATGCCAAACACCTTGCCTATGCAGTCCTCAATGTCTAGTCTGTCTGATGGCTTGATGTAGTTAGGATTAGATGGGTCCATCTGCTCGGGTGTGTACTGGCTGTCTGCCACTTCATTGAAGGACTCAGCATATACTCCCCATCTGCTCTTCTTCCTGTTGGACAAAGTCATATGGAAAGTAAATGTTGGGAAGTGATAGGGCTCTATTGCCTCTAACACATCCAGCTCTTTGAAGTTGGAAATCTGCCTAGTGCTGGTCTTGGCAACTTCACCTTGACTACCTGTGTAGGTCTGAGGTTTTTTAGGCATACTGTCCAGCACACCCTTGAACCTCCTCAAAGGACCTATGTCAAAGTCAATCAGGTTTCTGGTAGTTGTTCTTGCTTCTTCACTCATTATGTTATCTCCTTTCACTGAATATGATTTTGGCTGCTATGATAGGGACTGATGCAAACAGGACTATGAGAAATATGATTATAGTTTCTTCAATCTAGACACCTCCTGAGGGTGATTTCCTGGTTGCTACATCATGTAGCTTAGCAATCAGATCTTTGAGCATTGTAATTTGATTGCTCTTATCTGAGCAGATTGCTTCTAGCTCCTCTATGCGTTTGTGTATGGATACAGCCTTATGCTCCTCGGTAGCTATTGGGTTTGATGCTTCACATTGTTCTGATGACACTTGATACCTCCTTCCCTTATGTCCGTTTCAGCTTGATATGTAATTATATCACATTAGTAAATAGATGTCAATCGTAAGTAACTTCAAAATGCTTACCATTCTCTCATGCCTTGATTCATTGTTAGACTGGTTAAGTAAATGCGTAAAATGAAATACACATATTAAAGGTATAATAACACACAATTATCCATTATCTAACTTAGACTGAGGATATGGGAATGTTCCAAGTACTTTGTATCCAGATGGACTATCTTGACAAGGTTCCATATGAAGGAATCTGAGCTTGTGATTTGATAAGTAGCCATCTTCCTTCCTTATTCCAAGAAGAGTGATAGGTTGAGTCTTCCATCTCTCTATTATACACTGGTTGCCTGAGCAGATGATGTCTGCTATGTCTATGAAAGAGTCATCTAGATTAGGAGTAGCTACGATGATTATCTTGCTACTTACCTGGAGCTGATTCCAGTAGGATAGGTACAGGTTCATAAGTTGGTCTTTGAAGTATATATCGCCTATGGAGCTTCTATACTTAATATCTGCAAGGAAGGAATAGTTCTCTGACCAAGCATAGATGTCATATGGAGAGTAGATGACAGTACCGTCTGAGTTGTAGTGTCTAGATTTGCTTATGTCAGTTACATGATAACTAAGGCTAGCTAGGTGAGTTGCTATTCTTTCCTCCTCTACCTTACCTAGTCGGTATGCTTCAGAGTCTTGAGCATCAGAATCTAAGCCCCATTCTATTGCATCTTCCCAGATGTATTGTCTGTCTCTTAGCTCTAGATTGCTAATATCAGTATTGAGAGGAAAGTCGTCTTTGTAGCATACTATCTCATTTCTGGTTAGTGGTCTGCCTAAGTGCTCTGCCATCAGTATTCTTGCTTTAGCAACTCGCCCTTTGTAGGTCATACAGTAGAATGGATGGTCTTTCGGTAGTGTAATAAGTTCTGGGCGAGGCCGCTTGTACTTCATGCTATGTAGTGCTAGGTATCTTTCGTATTCTAGTTTATCCATGCTGCCTCCTGTTAATAATCATGTATATTACCCTTTAATATGTGGATTATATTATGTCGTTTTGCTATTCAAGCTGGGAGATATCCATCTCACCTCTTAACTCTAGTTCCTCTTCATCTTCATACTTAGGCATTATGCGCTGGAGTATTTGAGGATGAAGAGTATCTCTATTCCATCTGAGTCGGATAACAGGCAGCACATCCTCTGCATTACGGTGCTTGGTGAAGGTTGCAGTAACCTTAGTCATAGTTCTGTCAGTAGGGTCAGGGTCTATACGAAGTAATGTATCTGCCCAGCGTAGCAATCCACGCCAGCCTGTAGCATCTTGACTACCAAGAGGGACGGCTTGACCTTTCTCATCAGTCATAGACTTACGAGTATGATGGATTATTATGAAGGATAGGTTACCTATATCTTCCATAGCTATGTCTATCTTGTCTAGCATTGGTGATACATCAGTAGCTTCGTTCAGGTTTCTGCTAAACATCTTGTATAGAGGGTCGAGTATAACTACGATGGGGCCTGGTGGCATCTCAGCAATACAGAGCCGAATGTTCCGTAGTAAGGACTCCCATCCAATGGAGGAGTCTATATGAAGGAACTGTTCAGTACGAGTGATGTAGTTGCTAGGGTAAGCATATGCAGTAGATATGCTATCTAGCCTATCAAGTTCAGCAGATGTTACTTCCATGTGGAGGTCTTTGGATAAGAATATCTGTTTACTACCGATACAGTATTTCTCTGTCCTTGCCCTGTCAATATACATGGGCAGTTCAACCTGAACTCGGAGTATATTGGCAGGATAAGTACGGAAGCCTAGCCAGTTACTACCTCTAGCTATGCAATGGCCAGTATGGACTGCTAGGATAGACTTCCAACTACCCTCATCTCCGAAGATTATCATTCTGTTCTTAGCATTGAGGATGCCAGCAGATATGATCCGAGTATGGTAAGGAGGTGTCCAGTCTAACAGGTCAGAGATGGTGTAGAGTTGCTTATCCTTATCATGTATTGGACTTGACAATAGAATGTCCTACTATCTATTTGCTAACTCTAACAGTACATCAGCATGACAGGGCAATGGAGCACACCAACATACTAGGTCTTTTCCTCTTAGTTCATGTAAATCTAAAGTGCAGTGATTAAGATTAGCCATAGCAAGGTAGTGTCTGTATAACTCAATAATCTCAGTTCTTGAACCGTCTCTGCCTATCCTGTAGGGATTTCCCCACTTACTAGGTCTGCCTACATAGATAGCATCAGCAGGTATCTCATCTATTTTCCTGTTTAGTACTTTAGGCATATCACCTCCATGCGGCTGTAAGCCGTATTATATTATAACACAAAGTAGACTAAGTTGTCAACCCTAGTGTTCAGCTCTGCTCTGACCTGATATCCTCTCCACAAGCAGTACGGAAGGTACTCTCATTGAATCTAGGATTGTCTAGCTTGAAGCAGTAGGTTAGGTAGTCAACTAGATACTTAGCAGATATGAACGGTGCTTTGGACGGAGATCTGCTGTGGTCAATCGCTTGTGCTATAATTTTGTAGTGCTTGGCAGTGAATGTACTCATAATACTCTCTTTTCTCCTTTATATCTTCTGATCCACAAGCAGGACATTGCTTGAACTTCTGCTGTGATATGTTCTGGTCTGTATCACAGAACCATACTTGACAGTCCATACATATATAGTTCATCTCACCTCCCTTGCATTATACCTTTGATCTTCTGCTTTTGATACTACCACTTCAGCCCTGTTCGGACTATAGACACTACCTCCCGCTCAGTGGACAACTGCTCCAGAAGTTCGTCCCAGGTGCAGGTATAGTACTTTACTTCCTTATTGTCCTCCCAGTTTTCAAATACAACTACCCAATTAAATACTGATTGTGCCATTATCTTATTGCCTCCATTAAGAATTGTCTCATATACTTACGCCAGCGAGAGATAGTACTACGATCTACCTCCCATCTATAGCGCATACAGACGTCATTGAGACTGCCTATGAATATGTCTATCTTTATCTTTACATTATACTTAGCTTCAATGTACTTCATCTTGGGAAGTAGATGTATCTCTTCGGCAGGTATCCACTCTTCAGGCTGGGTGATAGGCAGCTTGATCTTCTTAGGCTTGGGAGGAACTAGTCCTCGATCCTTAAGGATCTGATGCCTGAGTTTGATAGTGGATATGTCAGTCAATTAGTCATTCCTTATTATGGCATCTGCATAGAAGAGGAGTACACATAGATTGTTCTCCATCCTTACGTCTATCTCCCATCTGTCCTTCTGTAGCAGCCCGATGCAGACGGTAACAGTACCGAAGGCAGTCATAGTAATCTTGCCGTCAACTAGTATGTCAGTCCAGCCACACTCTCCATCCTTTGGTAACTTAGCAATAATATGATACATTGCTCACCTCCTTATTCATCTCTCTTATACTCCCAACTATCATGGCAGCTGATACAGAACCATCGGCCTGCTGGCTCATCTAGATCTCTGTTGTGTTCTGGATCTAAGCAGCATACATGGTCTGAGTTGCAGTTGGGACATAGGACTACCATCCAGTCAGGAGTACCTTCATCATTATGATTGTAGCTGCTTGTCAGGTCAGGTATTATCTTGCCGAGTGGCATAGGAACTACATCAAAGGACATAGCTACTTACCTTTCTTCTGTTCATTCAATTTTATCTTATTCCTTAGATCATTGATTAGTCGTCTAGCTTCCCATCTGTTGGAGGGAGTATCTTCTATGTACTCTCTGATGCCAAGTGCTTGTGCTAGTCTAGTTATAGCACTGCTCTGCTTGGCAGTAGGTGGTAATTGCCAGCTATAAGATAGGCGCTTTTGGCTCTTCATAATGACTTCCTATGTTTCACTTCTTGTTCGTGGTCAGCTGTCTTTAAGTAAGCATCTAGTGTTATGGAGCATATGCCAAAGCGTCCATTCCACCAAGCACACTCAGATCTCTCACACTGGCCAGTACCTTTCAGTAGTACGCTATCGACACTAAGAGTTTGGGAGTTGAACTTCATTGGGCAAATCATTGTGTCTCCTTTCCTTCAGTGCATAGTATAGAGTGATGTAGCTCTTTTGCTTTGAGATAGACTTATGGCACCAGAAACATTTAGGCCTTTCCGGCACTTTGCTCCTCCTGATATACTTCATCTATAGATAAGAAGTCAGGCGGAGTTGTATCACCGCCAGTTATAGCATTGATACAGATAGCAGAGTATAACCCACAGTGACCAGGGAATACTACCTTACCATTTGGTAGGTGGATGTTAGCATCCCAGAGCCAGGAGTTACAGTTATGGCAGTAGTGTTGAAGTCGATTCATACTTACACTCCAAAAGTCTTATCTTGGCACTCTTGACAGAATCCTGAGATAGTGTATTCCTGCCTGCTTAAGCTGTCTCTAAACTCAGTGGCGGGCTTACCACACCAGTTACAGATATCTGACTCGATAGATTCGATCCGCTTCCTGCCTGATGGGTTGGTGGCATCTATGAGATCTTCTATCTTAGATGTTTTCTTAGTTGGATCAGCCATTACTACTTACCTCCTTCTACACCTCTGTTAAGTATTGAGTAATTCCTACTGCTACTCCAAAGCCAAATGCAAAACTTAGTATGATAAAGATTATATCCATTATACCTTCTCCTTCTTGTTGATATTATCTTTAGTATGATAGGACTTATGGCACTTCCTGTGAGCCAGTCCACAGTTATCAGGACTCATATTCATATGGTCTCCATCAGCATGGTGCTCGGTTAAGTTATCAGTACCTCTTGGTGGTAGTATGTCCTCTCTCACAAAAGGCTTATTGCAGATGATACAGTTAGGCTGATACTTCTCTATCATGCGGAAGAGGAAGTACTTGAGCCGCTGCTTCTCTTGCGATAACTTAACGCTCATGATTTGCTGGCTTGCTTTACTATGCTGAGGACCTTGATTTGCTTGGCTACAGTAATTCTCCTGTTGTTCTGGTAGCCGACTGCTCTTGGTTCTTTTATGGCTACCTTGACACAAACCTGGTAAGATGCATCTGCCCACCAACTTAGTGCATCCTTCTTGTAGTGATAGATATGGAAGCCAAAGGGGTAGCTACAATTCCAGCAAGGATTTACAATTCTCCTTCTTTTACTATAATAGCCAAGTCGGAACTTCTTCTCATCTAGCCAGACATTCTGTGGCACAACTTCTCCATTGTAGAACTCTCCATGAAGATCACCTACAAAATCTATCTTCATGACCTTGTACCCAACCTCGCAGGGCTCGAACTTTGCTAACTTATCTAAACACATATAATACCTCCTCAGTTAAGATTGATACACCTTGTCTCTAAGAAGTATAACTCTGTCTCTGTCATTGGTATATTCTTGCCAAGCACCTGCTCCTTCTTATTGTGTGATTCTAGCAGGACTACTAGCAAGTCCTTTGAATCTAAACTGCCAAGATTATCCATGTACTCTCGAGTATCAGCAGTTGGTATGTCCATGCCTGCATCTCTCAAGTTCTGGATAATCTGACGACTGACTAGTTCTCTATCAAATCGGTAAGTATTCATTCAGTCTCCTTACCTTCTTCTTTACAGCTCGGGCATATGTAGTACTCGACCTCTTCACCGCTCAGGTCTTCGCAAGTCATAATGACTTCCCCGCATACTGAACATCCTATCATCATAGTTGCTTACCCCCTTACTCCATACTTTACCATCTCTTCTGCTGTCATCTTACGCCTGCAACAGGGATGCCTGATACCGTCTGTTAACCTGCTGACCTGCCTCATCATGAACCGTCCTGTCTCCCGTCCAGGCAATGACTTCTTGTCCAGAATACATAACAGTTCTGCTAACAGGTGCTTGTTGTAGGGCTTGTGGATGAGTTCACTTAGCAAGCATCCCTCATGAATCTTCCGCTTGAGGTATGAGTGGTCTGACTGGCTAAGGTGCTGCCTATCACTGTTTGTTAAGACTTGTCTGATTGACATACTAACTGTCTCCTTTACTACATATTCTGGCGAGTGATAGTGTACCATACATCCTTTAAGTATAGGTACAATCTATATAGTTTGCTTCTCATTGTGCTACCTCCTTCTACCAGGGTACTTCGACTTCGCATTCTGCTATCTTGATATATACCTCTAAATATCCTGTTGATGTCAGTACAACTAAGGTATTGCCAGTGCCAACAAACTCATCTGCACTTATCGGTAGTGTATTGAGAAGTTCGTTTATACCAACATCTGATACTACTGACACCCTGGGACACTTAAAGTCATCTGGATACTTAACATCTTTCAGTTGCTTTAGCATTGCTACCTCCTTCTGCCTGCATCTATGAGTGCCTGCCGCAGTCCATCTGCCTCCTGACAGAACTCCTGCCAGAACCCTGCATCTTTGAGATACTTTGCCATATCTCCTGGACTGCACTTCATGTCAGGGTCTGACACGCATGACGTAGGCAACTTCTTGTGTGCCTTGTTGCAGTTCGGGCATCTGATTTTAATCATGCTACTATTATATCATATACACCAACTTATGTCAACCGTCTGTTGCAAAATTATATCCTCAACTATCCGAATATGCCAACTCATCTGTTGCGCCATGCAACAAGCAACTAAGTACTTACTGCCTTACTTCTAGAACCTGAGCATAAGAAAAGGGACTGCGGTAACTAACAGTCCCTATTCTTGGTGCCTACGAGATGATGCCTTCGAGTTTCAGCAACTTCTGGCGGATGCTGTAGCGCCAGTTCTTGTCAGTGTTGCCTTCGTATGCTTGCTGGTACGTCATGCCTTCTTTGTATTCTTCTGCCCCGAACTTTGCAAGCATAGCATCGGTGCTGATGTCGAACTTTCGCCCTGTACCTGCGGCGCCTGTGCTGGTTCTGGCGGCTCTGGCGGCAGTTCTCATGAGACGGACAACTGGTGCTTGTTCGCCAAAGTCATATGAGAACCATATTCCGTCTGCTGCATCCAGTTTGCCTGATGCTACCAGTGGCGTTACTGCATCCGTTATGACGTTCTTAACTTCGTCAATCATGGAGTCGAGTACTGCCCGCTTGGCGTCCAGTTCTGCCTTCTCGGTGGCTCTGGTCAACGTGTCAATCTTGCGACTGATTTGTGCCACTGCTTTGAAGTCGGCCTTGTCAAGCGCTGACTGCAGGGATGCCATGAGTTGTCCTTGTGTCATTGGCGCTTCAACGACTGGTGCATCTGCGACTGATTCCTCAACGACTGATTGCGTTGTGGGCTTGTCTTTAGCCATCGTTCTCCTTATGGAATAGCGTTTTGATTATCGTTCAATCGAGAACGATTCACTATTCATTTGTTAAAGTACTGGACTGTTACCACTTCCCAGTCCTCGCAGGATTGTGATTGTTATCCTGACGATACACATATCATATCATGCTACGTTCTCGTTGTCAATACATTCTGGACATAATATCGAGAAAATTCCTGACGATTGGACTGATGCAGTTGCAATCATGATTCCTTATTCATGAGTTGGATATCATGTGCTTTGATTCATGCTGGCAGAATCATGCTCGACAGTTCAATCATAGTGGACTGAATCATAGTTGCGTATGTGCTATAGTATACATGCTTATAGTATGTTGATTGATGCGACTATATGCCATAGTATTATCTCATACATGAGTACATAGCACACGACACAAACATATAGCATACACTCCCATAATATATTTGAGGACGCACCTGGATAGCATAGTACTATGTCAGATAAGAACAAGGTCGCCTATACGGTCAGTACTATTTGCTATGTTAATGTTCTATCTATCGGAAGACGCAGATTATCAGTTTTACAAATCCTTACTTATTCAGTATTACGAAAGTTAAGTCGGATGGCAGATTGAGTCCCATAGTAAACCATGCTGTAGCAAACCAGCTGCCTGAGCCACTTCCATCTGATGTTATAAAGTTAACCCGCTTATTTGGTATAATAAGCTGTAATCCAAACTCTCTGTATAGCCATTGCCTATTCTCACTCTCTAATGCTGTTAGTGGGAGTAGCATAGCAAATGAAAGTCCTATCTCGTAGCAACGTCTTAGGAATAAGTCTTTTATTGAGTATGGAGGGTTAGTTACGATGGCATCACAACTCTTCTTAGTAGTCATGAAATCCTCTTCTATGTCGGATGATACTACAGTATATCCATTATCTTTAAGATATTGAGTTATGTTATTAAGTCCGCAGGCAGGTTCCCATATAGTCCATGATTTATCTAAGTATGGAAGTAGTATATCTATAGCATAGGATGGTGTGTAGTATAAATCAGTGTGTCCTTTCATCATTGATACTGGCTTAGGCATTATCCTCCTTGGAGGACGCAGATTATCAATCCAGTAAACTTTGACTTATTCTGATGTTGTGAGTTTCGCAGTGGTCTATTATTCTAGATCTGTTGCGTATGAAGTCAGAGTGATTCCAGTGGCGGCCAAGAAGATATAGAGTAGTATCCGCACACCCTCGAATTCTGCTAGATGTGCTTAAGTACTCATAGTCAGAATACTTTATCTTTGCTAGTAAGCACTCCTGCCTGAATTCTTCATAGCTTCCAGCTATAACTAATCCTTTCATAATACTCCTCAGATGCAGATTACTGATTTTGTAAAACTCAACTTATCTAAAACTGCCTTTGCCATTCTTCACCGCAGGCAAGACACTTGCGAAAACTTGTAGTATAGACACCAGTCTTAATGATGTTCAAACTACCACAAGTCGGGCACCTGGGAAGTTTCTCAGTCTTGCCGCATTTAGAACAATGCTTTTTACCGTAACTAGGTTTTACTAGCCAGTCATGTTTGCAGCTCATATTCTTTATCCTCCTTAGCACAAATCAACCATGAATCTTAGAGCCATTGCTGCTAACTGCCAAGCTTCCTTTCTCATACATTCTTTGTCTCTGACATCAAAGCTCTTGAATACCTCTGCCTTCAGCTCCTCGAACTCTTCCTGTATGATTGCTAATCCTTCATGAGGAGATAGCATTGGCCCAAACTTTGTAGAAGCTCTACCATACTCTTCTACTACTAAGATTAGTGCATCATGGTATTGCATTTGTTGCCTCCTTATCGTATTCTTTATCCTCCATAATTGATACAACTAGCTTAAGGAAATCCTTATCATTACTGATACGCTTTCTAGCATACCAGAGATCTTGCAACTTAGATACTAGTATCTTAGCCTCTCTATGTTCATCAAGATACTTACAATAGCCAGTTGCAGTACCATGTCTGTTCATTAAGCTTTCTAGCACAACAGCCTCATTGAACTGCATAGGAAGCCACTTATGCTTAGAACACTTCTGACACTTAAACAAACTGCCCTCATAGATATTGCGGTTGCTTATGAAGAAGTGAGGTGACCCGTCAGGACAATAACTACCGACCCATTCTATTCCCAACTCTGCGGAACTCCTCCCAATGGTTTTATCTTTTCCTTTAGCTCCTCTATCTTGCTTCCTATTCTTATCATGCTGTCGAGATCCTTGTCGTTTAGAGGCGCTTCCATTAGATACTTTAGATTTTGCACCAGTCTTGCTCTTTGACGGAGAAGCTTTAGTCGAGCATCTCTTTGCTCTTGTGATAGCTGTAGTCGACTTCTTCCTCTTGTCTCTATGTATGGGTGGGCTGTTAGATACTCTAGTCCTGATACCAGCCAACAGCACAGATTGTTGGGCTGCTTCTGAGCATGCCAGCGAAAGTTCGTTACCCATCTTTTTACTTCACCTCCTTCCTGTGAGGATCTGAACCATGACTTGCCTACTACCATAACTTCGCCTAGTTTAATAGGCTCTTTGCAATGGGAGCAAGCAGGAACAGTCTTACGACAAGTTGTTAGCCAGATATCCATTTTAGTTCACCCATATTGCTGAATGAGCATAGATCTCCTTCTGTAATACACTGAAGAATGCCTGCATATCTATCTCCATGCCGTCTACTTCGAGTGGTATGTCCTCATACTTTATATCCTTCACTCTTAGCTTGGAGAATAGCATATAGTGCTGACGAAGGGTAATTGTACTTTCTAGTCTATCACTCATGCTTATCCGCACCTACTGAATCCGCAGGATGGGCAGTTTACACAGCCTTCTTGATACATCAGTGTTACACCACATTCTGGACAGACTCCAGCTACAACCTTCTGTGCTTGCTGTCTTTGTGGTACTTGACCATGGAAGTACTTCCTATGTACTGCTAGCTCTTGAGCAGTTAGATTATCTCTAGCACATATCTCACATTTCATAAGATATTCCTAACTCCTTAGCCCACTCATAGCAGGTCTTTATGGGATGCCTAGGTATCTCAGTCTATATCACATTAAACTTAGGAACTCCATCCATCTCATACCAGGATAGTTCTGGTACCTTCTCAACTGGGTCATTAGGGCTCGCTATCATGAGTGTATTATCTCCTCATCCCATTATTATCTGAATTCTAATATGGAGTCTAATGAGGTTCATGGCACGCTGGCTGTTGCTACATCTTCTGCTGCCATTCATGGACTATTCCTTCTTAAGATATACGCTGTATTTGCCTTCGATGATAGGTAAGCATTCTTTGCAAAGGAACACATAACCAACTACAGAATCATCATCGTTTCTATGAGCTACTTGCATTAGATGTTTTGCATCTCCACAGTTGGCACAGGCTAGCTTGCAATCCTCGTATCTATTCTTTATCATCTTAATTAACCTCCTTATTTGATTACACCCTATTATATCACATCCAGCATCTATTGTCAACTGGCTTATGCACTATGTAAATAAATAATTGTATGTCATAATATCCTTGACACCGCTACTTCAATATGTTATACTACTAGTATGAGCGATCCTGAAGTACTGCCTCCTAACTCTGATACACCTAAACAAGTTAGCATTGCTACTACACTGATTCCTTGGAGGAAAGATGATAACCGAGCAAAGTATCTAGGCTATCTAGCTTGCGGCTTTAATGTTGAAGAATCTCTCTATATGTTAGGGCTGAGGATTGACTGGCTAGAGGAGCAGAGACAAGATGACGACTTCTCCGTGTTTGAGCTTAAGGTGCCAGAGATACGCAAGGAGCTATGCAGAGAATACATTGAGCTGGACTTCTTCCGCAATTTCAGGATGGTACTGGAGAAGGATTATAGAATACTGAGAACAGCACTAGGAATGGATAGTTCTAGTCCAGATTTTGATGGCTCAGTTATGATGTCTGGTCAAGATCATCAATACCTGCTCAAGATGCGCTCAGCCTACACTCCACAACAGTTGCAGATACTAGAGCAAGTCATGCGAGGAGTAGGAGATGCAGGATTCAACTTTGCTAAGTTTGTAGCGGAGAATCAAGCAGCTATAGCATCATCTGGAATTGAGTTCAGTAGGACTGATACAATGAGGCTAACAGGCAGGCTGGACAAGAAGGAGATCATTGGCGAGAAGACCAGTAACAGCTAAAGTATTAAATGCTTCTCGTAGGAATATCCAAAGAGCTCAACTGAGTCGTGTCGGTATCAGAGAGACTCGCAGTGTGGGCAGGGTAACCAGAAGTCGCCAAAGATATAGCAAACCGCCTATTGCTAGTAGAGCAAAGCTAGCAGTAAGGACAAGGAGTAGATAATGGATTTTGGATTAGTAGAAGCTGTTTGTAGTCTTGGTGTAGGCGGAGCACTTGCAGCGCTAATCTTTATAATGTATAGGAAGGATAGACAGTCTAGTGAGAACCGACTTCGTGAGGATAGGATATTCATGGAGGACAGACTAAGCGGCATTATCAAGGAAGACCAGATAGGTCGTAAGGATAATACGGCGGCTCTTGTAGGATTAACTACAGTCCTAGAAAGAATGAACGGTAAGAAGTAACTATGGCAGTTGCAACTCATGATGATGCCTTAAGAGCTTTATTCTCCAATCGTAGACTTATGATGGAGACAATGCTCCAGATAGAGAATAAGGAGCGTAAGCTTGTGCCTTTCATTCTCAATCCTATTCAACTTGATATGCTGGAGACATCAGGGCCTAGAGATGTCTATGTAAAGCCTGCTCAGGTAGGAGCCACATCCTATCATCTAGCTGACTTCTATCTAGACAATATCACTATCAGTGGAACTGTTTCAGTTATCATCAGCTATGATGAGACTAGTGCTAAGCGGCTAATTCTGAAAGCCAAGCGATTTCACCAGTTCTTATCCAGAAAGATTCCATCAATTCCTAAGCTGGAGCATAAGGGTGCTGAAGAACTAACATGGGAGGATAAGGATACTAATTTCTACTCTGTCATGTATATCTTTACATCTAGAAGTTATACACTTGGTAGGGGAGAAGCAATACATAATCTGCTGCTAGATGAGTATGGATTCTGGCTAATAGGTACTCATGAATTAGTATTTAGCTCAGCAGTTCAGCGAGTACCTACAAAACTTGGTACTAAGATCAGAATACAGTCTACAGCTAACGGAGAGGATAATCCTCACTGTGAGATATATAGGGCAGCTAAGGAAGGAACAGTAGTAGCTAAGTCAGTTTACCGGCATCACTTCTATCCTTGGTTCATACATCCTGAGTATGTAATGTATCCTGAGGATCCATTCTGTCTTGATGGAGATAATGTGGATCCACTGCCTAATCTACAATCTAGTGAGGTTCTGCTGATGAGACTGTTCTTAGCATCCTATGGCTTCGAAGAGCATGAGGCAATGGCTAAGCTCAGATGGAGGAGATACAAGAGAGCTGAGATGGCCAGCCTACGCAGAAGTGGAGATACAGTTTTATTGATGGAGCAGGAGTTTCCTGAGGACGACGAGACTTGTTTCTTGGTAGCTGGAGACCAAGCCTATAGTTCTGACATCATATCTGATAAGGTTAGACAGTGTATTCCAGCTCCTATTCAAAAGAACATAATAAATGTTAAGAATAGCACCTCAGCTACACTAGACATCTGGCATGATGTGGAGGAAGGCAAAGGCTACATCATTCCTATTGACCCAGGCAAAGGTAAGATATCTGAATCTGTAGGGCAGGTGTGGACTTTTGCTGATGGCTATAAGGATAAGGATGGCAAAGAGATCCCTCCCATCATGCAGCACTGTGCTACATTAGCTGGCTTCTATGATGAGTGGGAGATGGCTGAGTATATGAAAGTAGTAGCTCACTATTACAATCATGGAGTAATAGCACCAGAAGACAATCTAGATATTGTTAGCCATCTTAGGGATTATCCTGACCTCTACTGGCGAGAGGATGTCAGAACAGGTAAGCTAGTCAGATCTGTAGGCTGGCAGACTAACCTGTCTACTAAGCCTTACATGATAACAGAAGTCAATAGACACATGGACGATATGGATTGTCAGGATATCAGATTCTGGAGCCAGTGCAAGAACATCCGCCGAAATAACTCGGTCAAGAGTGGTATAATAGTAGTAGGTGCAGATGATCATCATGACTGTGGAGCAATAGCTATAGTTTGTAGGAGCGCTCAACCAATACAGAGAGGTTATGTTGGCTCGGCAGGCTGGGATGACTCTTGGGGTAAATAATAAGCTGGGGGAGACAGAATGAATGATAGTCAATTTGCAGGGATAGTACGAGCCGTTACTCGTCCAATAGTAACCGCCATATTTGCTGCTGTGATTGCTCAGATTGTAGTTGAAGGTATTGAACCGCCTACATGGTTCTTGTCTTTAGCAATCCCAATAATAAGTTGGTGGTTCGTTGAGAGGGCAGTTACTCATGTTCAAGAAAGGAAACAAGATTGATACAGCTTGCCTATTCTGTTATATTCTACTGTTTATAATCACTATTGCAGTAGCATATGTTGTGATAGGAACAGCACTTATTAAGTTAGTGGAATTGCTACTAGATTGTTAAAGGAGGACGAATGGTAAGATTGAAGCCAGAAAATACAGTTAGAGGTGAAATCCTTTACTCCACTATAGAGTCAGCTTACAGAAAAGCCTTTGGTATGTCAGATGCAGGCTGGCTACAGTGGCTACAACGAGTGTTTGGATTTGCCTCAGAGTTCCAGTTTGCAGATGCCTACTACAAAGAAGCAGACGAAGAGCTAATTGAGATGATTTTGGATGCTGACCTCGGCGACAGAGAGGACTATGAGACTGAATGGTATGACTGTGATGATTTCACTTTCAACCTTATGGGCGTGTTCCATCAGAATCCAGAGACGGCTGCTATGCCAATCTTCATCACTTGGGTCTCAATGCTTGAAGGAGGCCATGCTATCATAAGCTACTACAAAGATGGAGAGGTAAAGATCATTGAGCCTCAGACAGATGAGATTTACGATGTTCCAGATGAGTGGAAGCTAATGTTACTGTGCGGCTAGAATGTTTGAGTGGATAGCTTACTTAACTGGCAAAGAGCCTGAGCAGGTTTGCCGAGAGTGGCACTCCTTCTGGATTGGCTGGGCTGAGATGGTCTGCTTATCTATCCCATCTCGGTTTCCTATAACAGTATATGCAAAGAAGGAAATGAGCAAAGAATATCACTACTATAACATAGGGCGAGGCATAGGCATAATTACAATAGTCATTCTAATCAAGGCGGTGTTTCATGGCAGATAAAGCTGAAATAGTAATCAGTCGTTGCAAAGAGCTACGAACTTACTGGGCGCCCAGAAATGATGCTATGAAGCGGTGGTACAGGATGATTGAGATGATTGATGAGCTCAAGACAGACAAGATGGAATCATTTGTAGGTAATGACCCGAGAGCTCTATACAATCTAGTATCTCATCTCCTTGACACCAACATACCTCACAGAGTCAAGGACTATGACATAGCTGACCTTGAAGTATCTAGTGCAGTAGCAGAAGTTAGCCGCTACTTCAAGGTTAGCTGGAAAGATGCTAAGAATAACTTCCGCCGTTCTAATCCTAGACAGAGCATGATGGCAACTTTCATAGGCTTTATGTTAGCTACTGGCTGGTATGCTATGTTCAGCATCAACTCTGATGATGGTAGCAGAACTTACAAGGAGCCTCTGAATCCTATGGAAGTATATCCTATGTGGGATGGAATGCTAGGATTAGATGAGGTAGCTCGCATCTACAAGATTAGTTCTAAGCAAGCTATCAATATGGCCAAGAAGAATAACTGGGCTTTCAATAGTCCTTACCCACAGTGGAGGGCATCAGCTGGAACAGATGTGCCTGTTTATGACTACTGGTGGACTGAGGTAGCAGATGAGTTTCCTTTCACCCTAGCCATCTGGAATGCTATAGTCATAGGTAGAGACTTAGTAAAGTTCGGGCAAACAAGGTTTAAGAGGATTCCTATCTATGTAGCTCCAGTTGGCGGACTACCTGATATGGGCAGCTTGTCAGAAGGAGTAATGCCAACATACTCATCTACTCTGAAGCTTCAGACTCAGGAAATAACTGCTGAGCGTTGGAAGGCTGAGATAGGTCAAGCCATCATAGCCACCAATGAGAATATCTATCGCACTTGGAATAAGTGGTGGAGCTTTAGTCTACAGCTACTAAGAGACACTGCTCAGCCTAGGATATTTGAGAAGAGCAGGAGTGGTAAGGCTATAGTGCAGCCTCAAGATGTGTTCAGGCGAGGAGCAATCTTTCGTGGTGGGCCTGACGATGCTGTTGAGTTCATAGGCACTCCGCCTATACCTCTAGAGCTCAGAAGTACTCAGCTTGACCTTGAAGCTATGATGCAGAGAGGTGGAGTCAGCTGGGCTATGCACGGTTCGCTTGCTGGTCAAGTAAGCTCCTATGTTATGAGTCAAATAGCTGCATCAGCTAATCAAGTAATGAAGCCTTTCCATCAAGCAATCATAGATGCACTATCAGACATGGACAATGATGATCTGGCAGATATAAGGGAAAGAGGCATTAGGCCTTATGGTTGGAAGTATCCGAGCAAACTGCCAGATAATGTCATGGTATCTGCTGAGTATGAGGTGGAGATTCCTGGCGACCTAGTGCAGAGAGCTACCAATGCTAGGATGCTGAATCCTGACTTTGTATTGAGCTACAGCTATGTAATAGGAAAGCTGTTCCCTGATATTGGAGATACTCTGCAAGAGAGGGCTCAGGTTAGAGCAGACAAAGCTGAACTTCATCCTAGCAACAGCGTGATTGCTCTGATTCAGTACTATAGACAGCAGGCAGCTTACCTATCTAAGATAGGAGATTCAGAAGGAGCTAAGCTATATGAGATGGCAGCAGACATGGCTATACAGATGCTGCAACCAGCACAGCCTGAACCACAAGCTGCTAGACCTACAACTGGTCTTGGCAGACCTGAAGCATCGCCACAGTTACCTAGTGGTCAGCGTATGAGAGCATCTGAGCTTGGAGGATAATATGGCAGGACCTAATATAGAACTAACAAATGGGCAGGAAGGTGTTCCTGAGCTTCCGCCTCCAGTAGAAGTACCTGAATACTATACTGGATTCGTTCAGGAGTTTGAGCAGATTGGGATTGAGCTGTCCCAACTTTATTATAAGCTTCAGAAAGCTGAAAAGGATCTATCTAGGTTAGTACCCACAACTGAGGCTCCTACAGGGTTCTGGGGTCAGTTTCTTCTTCCAGTGCCTAAGGCTGAATTGCCCTTTGGTAAAGAGTTTGTAACACAAGAAGCTATGGAAAGGGCACAAGCTGATTTTGATCTTATTGCTCAGCAGTTTCAGACGGCTGAGTGGAAGGCAGAAGTTATGCAGGTTCTGCCTATCTATATGTCTGACCCTCAATATGAACTACAGAATCCAGCAGATGTGCTCAAGTTCATAGCGCCTGGTCTCGACTTAACAGATGCTGATACTGCATGGCTGAATGAGACATTTGGGAAGTTATCACATCTGTCTAATGTGCTCCCTGAAGGTTATACTGGGGACATCATGGATGCTCAGTCTAAGGTACTAAATGAGATCCTGACTGCTCCAAAGCTAGAACTCAGAGGCGTCCATCATCTAACAGTAGATGAGATAGCTAAATCCTTTGCTTTTAGTGTAGCCGCATTGCCTGCTGGTATGACTGAGGAAGATGTCAGGAACCTGCTCAGTGAGCTAGACTTGTCTGATGAGGAGTTGCAGAGTCAGCGTGATTGGCTATCTGAACGGGCTAGAGAATGGGAGTTAGAGTCTGCTAGAATGGGCCTGATTAGAGCAGGAACAATACTAGCTGAGACTCCTGAACTAACTCCTGATGAATATACTTTGATGATAGTTACTCAGCCTATGTTGGCTACATTAGAGCTGCTGCAGAAGTGGTGGGATGCTATCAGCAGACCTATATCAGCTGCTCTTACAATGCATCTGCCAGCTCCAGTAGCAGGTGCTGCTCATGGTGCTCCACTAGGAATTGTAGGTGGTGGCATAGCAGGAGCAACAATAGGCGCTTTTGGAGGTCCCATAGGAATAGGAGTTGGAGCAATAGTAGGTGGTATAATAGGTGCAGTTAGTGGCGCTGCCTTATTTGCTGCATTTGAGACTGATACAGATAAGGAACTGACAAAGCATTATGAGTTCTACAGAAGCATGGGTGAGAGTGCCTGGTCATCTTATGCTAAAGCCTTCAACGAGTGGGATGCTCCTTGGTGGAAGAAGGCTATATTAGACTCAGCCTATGATCCGCTGAACTGGATAGGATGGGGAGGAGCAGTTGCTGTCGGCAGAAAGCTAACTACAGCTGCCTTGCCTAGAGGACTCAAATGGGCAGGAACTAGAGTTGGCACTCTAATGATAGCATTTGAGCAAGGATATACTTCTGGTGCAGACATGGTATTTAAGGGCGCTATGCATGTAGTAGCTGCTCCTATTAAGAGTGCATTCTGGCTAACTGGTGCTGGATATACTATACCTGCTACATTTACTCAGATGAGTAGAAACTTTGCTAAGAAGGGAGTGATGGACTTCTACTCAGTAGTTGGCAGAACCTTCCGTTCATCAAGGAATACTCTTGGAAAGGGACTGACTGGCCAGGATGCTATGGATACTGTCAGCCGCTGTGTGAGAGCAGTACTAGATACTCCTATGGAAGGTAACAATCCGTTAGTTAAGGCTGGTGCAGACCTGATAGAGTTCAACTATTTAGATGGAGCATCAGCAGCCAAGTTTGTGAAGGATATAGTAGGCGATATAACCTTCGATACTGGTCGTCTAGCTAGATTTAATAGTGGTCTGCTTGATGCGTTTAGTGGACAAGGCGAGAGAATAACAGCAGGCAAAATGCTTGGTGATATGGGAGTAGAGGCTACTGAACAATCAGTCAGCACTCTAGCCACCAAGATAGCTAAGCTCAAGGAGACTGTTGGTAGCAAGGCTATGAACGCTGTGAAGGGCGATAAGTTCGATGCTGTAGTTAAGAATATCTACAATCATCTAGAAGAAACTCGCTATGGTAATCTTCATAGTCCTCTTACCCAGCATATGCAGCAAGCTGGCAGAGCAGCATCATGGCATAGTAGAGTAGCAGACAAAGTACTATACTCAGCTCAGCTAGTAGCACTAGAGCGTAGAGTAGTTATGCCTATGGCAAGATGGCAACTACTCTTCACCAACTTTGGTCCTTACAATTATGCTGAGAATATGGGAAGAAGCTTTGCTGGTGGCGGAGAGATAATGTTTCCTAAAGCATACGGAGGAGTTGCTGAAACTAACAGATTAGCTAGAGGATTATCCAATGCTCCTTATGAACTCACGATGTTTGAGAAGGGGCAGGTGAGACTGACCCAGGCTATAGTTGACCCTAAGACTGGCCATACTGCTGTATTCAGAGGCGGCAAAATACCATTCGTAAGTAGGAATGTAAGAGTGCCTGAGAAGATTCCATTCTTCGGTGGTAAGATGGTTGGTAAAACACTAACCATAGGCAATCAGAAGTTCTTTATAGGCGACGCTACAGACTGGTACGATATGTGGGCTAGGCTTACTGCTGATATAACTGCATATGATGTGCAGGTGCACTTCCTGAAGTCTCTAGAAGATATAGCTCCTACCGAGATGAAGGCTATACATGAGATAGTGGAAGTGAAAACAAGATCCATGCTGGATGATATAGCTAGCATAACTAAGAAGGATGCTGCAGACATAAGACGAGAGATAACTCTCGAACTCATTGGCGGAGGTCCTGATAGTCTTAGACTACTTGCTGACATGGATGTTACGACTTTCCAGTTAAGACAGGTTAGCAAGAAAATCAATCAAGTAATGGATAACATGACTGATGTCCATACTATAACTAAGACAGGGATTAGAGATGAGGTGCTGGATGGTAGAATGTTTGAGAAAGGTGTTGGCAGCATAGATGACAGAATGGCTGCCTGGGTAGCATCAGAACGAGAGCTGAACATAGCTAGCCTAGCAAATCAGATAGATGCTATGAAGCTAGAAACAGATGCTTTTATAGCTAATCCTCCCAAGAACTTACAGGAGTTCCTCGGTGATATGCAGAGTATAACTGCTCAAGCAGATAGTATAGGTGAGAGGATCCATGACTTCAGAAAGATAACTGAACTCAGGAAAGCTCAACTTCTCCCATCTGACTTTGACGACTTTGAGGTTGGTTCAGCTAAGATGCTAGCAGAGTTTATGGATACATCAGAGACTGAACTAACAAAAATGATGAATCAGTTAATGAAGAATGCTAAGTTAGCTGGACTGAATGATGTTCAACTAGCTCGTCTGGCTGACCTTGACTCTATCAGCCGTCTAGAGTTTCAGAATGTACTAGCCACTCGCACCAAGCTAGCTGACATAGAAGCTATCATTCCTAGAACTCCTAAGAAACTCCGTAATGCTCCATTCTGGGCTAAGCAGCGAGCTGATAAGTCTATCATCTGGGAAGAGTTTGATACTGTAGCTAGAAAGCTTAAGACTACAAGACTGAGCACTAGTCGTAACTTCCTAACATCTGTAGATAAGTCTGTGTATGTTGCTGACTTCGTACCAGATGTGGTAGGAGATCTGACTCCAAATCATCTAGCTTACCTGTATGGAGTAACTGGAGATGATCTATACCGAGGACTCACCAGAGTCCAGCATCATATCACTATCCGACCTAGAGAAGACTTCATCATCCATACTAAGGATTATGCTTCTGCCTATGCTGCTAAGCTTGGCAAGACAGCTGAGCAGATAGGCTTCACTGATGAAGCTATAGGCGAAGTGTATGACCAGATGTGGAGGACTCTAGGCATAAATCCTAGCATACTGACTCCTGACCATCCTACAGTATTACAGATGGAAGAGATTAGACAGGAACTCCATAGGCTCTACTCATCTGTTAAGATTCCTGAATCTGATGTTATCAAGTGGAGACAGTACTTCAATACTATAGCAGATGATGCAGGAGAGACATTAGCATTTAAGACAGTGGCTGCCAAGCCTGCTGCTCTCAAAATTACTTGGAAGGGAAGAGTGTCTGCTTCTACTAAGACACGGTTAACTGATCTTGTATCTAGTATGCCTAGTGATGCACAAGCTATTCTGAAAGGATTTGAGATAAATCCAGATCTAGAAGCTATAGCTAGGTTTATGCCTGATACTGGAACCATGATTGTCAGAAGCAAAGACTTCACAGATGCACAATTCTATCATGAGTTCATGCATGGTATAGTATCTGATGCTATCAAGCGTGGCGATTATACTATGCTAGATAAGTTTGGGGCAGCAGCTGGAATTGCTATTAAGAGGGGAGTGAAGAAACCCTTATATGAGGAAGGTCTGAGTGAGCTGTTTGCTGATTATATGACTGGCAAACCTATTCCAGATAAGGTTAGATCATTCTTTGATACCTACTATGCTAAGATTGCTCCAGCTAAGGTAGCTGCTGTTGGCGGTACTCCTGACTGGTGGGCTAAGAAAGAATCAGCCATGACCAAGGCTCGTGAGATGCATAGCTTAGCCTACCCAACCTATGACAATGCTAACATCATAGACGAATCCATGCGTGCACTATTCCCCTTCTGGTGCGTTCCTGAAGATACTAAGATACTCACTAAGACTGGCTGGAAACACTATTCTCAGTTAACTATTGGAGAAGATGTTCTGACTACTAATCCTAACACTCTAGTAACTGAGTGGCAGCATCTACAGAAGATAGCTGAGTTTGACTACGATGATAACTTGATGGTCATACCTGCTAAGGGTAAGGACATTAAGTTTACTCCTAATCATAGATGGTTAGTTATCAACAGTCATGGTGACCAGCCTAGGATTAAGAGAGGCTATGAACTAACTGATGCCTCTGATATGATACCTAGAGCACTACCTCATCAGTTTCCTACTGAGTCTATATTGTCTCCTAGACTAGCTGCTATACTAGGATGGGTAGTGTCAGAAGGCTACCTAAACACTCCTAAAACTCAGCGACCTTACTTCATTATCTATCAAAGTCGTTATAACTATATTGATGAGATAGAGGCTGCTACTGGCACTAAGGCTTATCCTAGAAGCAAACTTAATGATCTAGACAATATGGTAATTAGAGTCAGTGTAGATGACACAGCTGAGATAATGAAAGTATATTCTAGTAAAGATAACCTTCCTGCTATAGTACCTCAGCTGTCTAGAGATGCTGCTGAAAGTATGTGGAGATCTATGCTACTAGGAGAAGGTAGCTTTGGTTCTGCTTATAATGGGACTGCTGTAGATGTTTGGATCCAACAGCCAGGACCTGTATCAGAAGCATTTCAGATGCTATCTATACTGTTAGGTAAAGCCATAACTGTAAGTAAGCGCAGTGATGGTCTTGACAAAATATACTTTATAAACAATAGACAACCTTATCAGTCTAAGCAGTGTAGGCGAATGAGCCATGAGCACTATACTGGTAAGGTATGGTGTCCTGTAACTGCTAATGGGACTTGGTTTGCTAACTTCAATGGCTGTATTCTACCAACAGGAAACACTTATGAACTTTTTCGATGGAAGTGGCTACCTAGAACTGCTCTGAGAACACCAGGTGCTCTATCCAATGTAGCCAGATATATGAATTACTGTGTGCCTACATCTTACAAAGCTTTAACTAGGAATGGGTGGCGTAGTTGTCATGAGCTTAAAGTAGGTGAGGATATACTAGTATGTAATCCTAAGGTCCTTACTACTCATTGGGAGCCTATAAAGACAGTTAATATATTTCCTGCTCGGTCTAATAGACCAATGCTCAGTCTACCTAGTTATGGCAATAAGCATATCTTGTGTACTTCAGAGCATACTTGGATTGTAAGGTCTAAGCTTGGAGAGCTATCTATGATGCAGGCTAAGAATATTACTGATCAGTACTATAGTATTCCTACTATTACTCCTCATGATGACTTTCCTAGTATGAGTGCTCTGTCTCCTTACGATGCTGCTATACTTGGATGGTTAGTGACTGATGGATACATAGGGCATACTAGAGGTGGAAAACTATATGGCCAGATTACTCAAAAGAAGCCTAGCTTCGTCAAGATTATTAAGGATTTGGTAGATAAATATAGTATTAGACCTGATGGGTTGTATGTATTCTATGTATCTCAAGATACTATGGATAGGATTGCTGATGTATACTTAGGTAAGGATGGGCTACCAGAGCTAGTGTCTCATCTATCTAAGGAATCTGCTGAGGCTATGTGGATATCTATGATGAGTGCTGAGGGTAACTCTAAGGGTAGATTAGCATGGCACTCTTGGGGTCAACAGCCAGGTCCAGTCTTAGATGCTTTTACTATGCTAAGCCATTTCTTAGGCTATCGAGTATCAATAGAGAAAGGTAATAATAGGACTTGTTACTCTGTGCATCTATCATTGAGAGGAGGGGATAAGTCTTGGAGAAGAGTCAAGGATTGTCAGTATGATGGTGAGGTATGGTGTCCTTCTGTAGCCTCTGGAACTTGGATAATGGAGGCTGAGGGTAGTATACTTCCTACTGGTAATTCTGACCAGGGCTATATGCCTATACCTGGCACTGACCTCCAGGTAAATCCTCTCAGAGGCACTGTCTGGATGGGCGGACTTAGAAGCTTCTATCTCCGAGACTTTCCAGAATACCATGATGTTGCTCCAGGCATAGAGTTTCTAGATTATATTGGTAGAGCAGGATTCTTCCCAGGCATCCATGTTATGCTACCTATTGTAATGTTTGGTGCTGGTGGCAAGCAGCCTCAATTAGGACAATTAGCTCCAGCCTGGGTCAAGACAGGACTCAGTGCCTTGCGAGCATTATCTCCTGAACATATAGGAGCAGTGCTAGAAGTTGTCTATCCTGACCGCTTCCGAGATTATCTAACTATGCTAACTCTCGGTGGTATGGGCTATGATGCTGATGAGATATGGAAGAAGAAGCAGCAGAACATAGTACTAACTGAAGAGGAAGAGAAACTCTGGCTCAAAGCAGTCAACAAAGTAGATGGCATCAAAGGAATCCTTATGAATCAGACAGGACTATTCAGAATCCGCCCTGCTGAGTTCACTCAAATCCGTAAGGAAATGAGATTAGCTATAGAGGAAGCAACTGGAGTGCCTGTATCAACTCAGGAATGGATAGATAAGACATATCCTGTAACAGGCAAACGGTTCAGTGATTACTTCCATCTGGATGTTCAGCAGCAGGCATTACTCTACCAGTGGGAATCCTATCGTCGCTATCAGGGCGTAATTACTCCTATGTATCCTTCTAGCTGGCAAGCGTTAGACATAAAGATTAGCGACTACTACCAAGAACTGGATAAGGTATTCACTGAAGCCAGATATCATGGAAGATATGAGGACGGTGAGCTAACTCAGCCTAGCATAGTAGAAGTCAACCGACAACTGGTTGAAGGCATCATAGGTCCCAGCCAATGGATAAGTATGCGTAGCAATATCCAAGGCGGCCTGAGTGAGGCAGCTCGTATACTTGGTGAATCTCCTGCCTACAAGGATGTGCCTAAGTCATTTGAGGAAAGGGCTATACTGCTAGAGGAACGTGGTATAGTTACTCCTACCCAAACTCCTGACCAAGAGCTGCTCTACTACTACTTCGAGCTGAAGCCTGAACTCAAATACAACTGGGAATCTGACCGTATGGAGTTGGACTTTGATACATACTATGCCTATATAGATATCCTGCTAGAAACACTTAGTCCTGCACATGGAGAGCGCTTACTACAGAGAATCCACAATGACTGGACTCCTATGGAGATACTATACTGGGAGTTTAGCAGAACCTATGCCCGACCCTACCGTAACGTCAGAAGCATAGTACTGAAAGAATATACTGATGAGCAGATCAAAACCATCCGCAGATTTGAGGTAGCTAGAGGAGATGAGCGAGAACAGCTACTGGAAGTCATGGGACCTGATGGCAAACTTATCTCAGGATATCAGAGCAGACTACGAGAAGCTAGACAGCGTCTACGTCTACTTGACTCTGAGCTAGATGCTTGGCTCAACTTCTTCGGTACTACAGACAAGTTCATGTCTGCTGAAGCTAAGGAAATATATGAAGGACTGCGAAAGCAATTCCTCATCCCAGCAATGATAGGAGAAGCGAAATAAAATAACATCTGATAATGTTATCCTTGACATCAATACTCACGTATGTTATACTAGCATAGAACGGAGGTAATATGGAAACTGTAGAGAACCAGACCCCTAACACTACACCTAATCCTGGTGCTGCTGGTAGCACTGAGCCAGCTCCTACACCAACTCCTACAGCTCCCAAGGTAGAAATGCAAGATGGTCATATCTTGGTAGATGGCAGGAAGATGGTAGCAGAGTCTGACCTCATGGCAGCCAAGCAAAGTTTAGAAGGGCAGCTTGAGAGAGCTCAGACAGTTCATAACGAAGCTATAGACGCTTCCAAATTAGAGCTGTCAGCTGCTAATCAGACGGTTGCCGACCTAAACGCTAAACTAACTGTAGCAGAGCAGGCCCGTCAGGCGGGTGCAACTTCTGGAGAAGATGTTGCGGGAATCAAGCTGGAGCGAGACAATGCCTTATTGAAGGTAGGGACTTTGCAGACTGAAGCTGATAAGTCTCTGGGTTATCGCAGGGAACTAATAGCTGCTAGGTACTCCATCCCTGCTGAAAACTTAGCAAACAAGAGTATGGTAGAGCTTGATTCTTTCGAAGAGGCCCTAAAGGCCGTAACAGCAAGTAGGGGAGGCAGTCCCGGACCTTATGCACTAGGAGGCAGTCTTGGCGGAGCATCTCCCATGACACAACGAGAGAGAGCTGCTAAAGTCATAGCTGAAACTCCTATACGTGGAGTCCGTAATGCTGAACCTACACCAAAATAACTGATAAGGAGTAATTACTATGACTGATTCAGGTGGACATTGGGCAAACTTGGCTGCGCTCCAAAAGCTAACGCAGTCAACAAAGATACCTGGTGTCTTTGAAGAAGATATCAAAAGAAACAACCCTATAGAGAGGGTAACAGTTGGCCAAGCATCCGGTACTGGACTGAAAATTGAGTGGTTGAGAGAGATACCTGCCAATGTTGCTGCTCTTGAGGCTGCTGTAGCCGAGGTAAACATTGGTGAAGGACTCACCTGGACTGAGGATGTAAACTACGAAGAGAAGGAATCTGCTCTGAAGAGGAGCTACATCCAGAGAAAGCTTGACCACTTCGTTGAGGGCATCTATGGCACCTACAACAACTACGAGGCAAGGTTGCTTCTGGAATGTGAGAAGGCTCTCAAGAGGAAGATCGGAGCTCGTCTCATCTATGCAGATGTAAATGCCTCTGCCAAGCAGTTCGATGGTGTCCATGCCTGGGCAAGGCAGACCAGTGGCGATCTCAATATAGACCAGGGAGGTCTTGGACTTAGCCTGGCAAACCTCAGAATCATGATAGACGCTATGAAGATGGGAGTGGATGAGATCTGGGCGCCCTTTGAGATTATCCGCCAGATTGATGCTGCCTACCAGGAGAAGGGTTTCCTGTATACTGTGTCCGGAACTACTCAGACACATGGCACTATGAGCTTCCTGACTCTGGGCTACAATGAGCTGGGCAAGAGAGTACTCTTCTGGGATGCGGTGCCTATGATAAGGACTGACTTCCTAGTGGGTGAGCAACAGGATACTGGTCTGACTGCCGTTGCTGCTAATGTCAGAACACTCTATGTAAATGAGAAGGGATATTCCATCTTCGGTGTCAAGCACGGTAATGTGCTGAACCAGGAGCCCGGACTAACCTATGCCTTCGGTGGAACTTCAGGCTTTGGGGACTTTTACAAACTGGTGAGATTCCCTGAGCTTGAGAACTGGGATGCTGGTGGTCTCAGGATGCTGAACTATGGAGCTGTGCTGCTAGGCTCCTCGCTATGCCTGAGCAGGATCGCCGACATCGCCGACTTGGCAATAACCATATAGTAGCAATCTGTGGATGCGGTAGGACTGGAATCTTAACAGTTCTACCTAAGATTCTAGGATAAGGAGAAGAAATGGTTGCAACTAGAGTACTACACAAATTACTGAACAAGGATGGCAGGTACATCATCCTGCCATCATGGAAGGGAGGACAGGAAGGCATCACCAACCTGGCAGTGCCTGACGACATTGGAGATTCGGATGCTCTTCAAAAGTATCCTGTTGGCACTAAGCTGATGGATGGTGAGAGGGTCTTCTACTATGCTAAGGCATCATCTGTCGGTATCCCCAAGACCGACTATGGTATCAAGAATGGCTACCGTCAGCATATAGCCTATGCTACTGTTGCTGTGGCTGCTGCTATTGGCGATAAGACCCTAGTAATAGATATCGCTAATACTGATGGTATAGCCAAGACTGGTGCCATTGCTGTCAATGAACTTGCTGGTGGCTTCGTAGTAATCTTCGGGCACGATGACGATGCTCATGTCTGCAGGATTCTTGAGAATACTGTCATGACTGCTGCTGCCATACTGGCTGGGAATACTGAGATGACCCTGACTCTACAGGATGAGATAAACGCCACCTTGGCACCTAATGTTGACCATGCTGAGTGCATGGCTCACTGGGCTCTGGGCTGTGAGTGGAACCAAGACACTGAGGAACCTGTAATTGGTGTGGCTCATAAGAAGGTTACTGCCGACCACTGGTTCTGGCTACAGACCTGGGGACCTTGTTGGTTAGGACCAACAGGGAATGGTCCTGGCAATGCTGCAGATCGTCATAATGTTCTACTACAGTCTACTGGAGAAGTTTTAGGGCAAGATGCTGACTCAGCAGAGGTTGTAGGTCTAGAGATGCAGCATGGTGGCTTCACCTTGGCTCATGCTAATGCTGGTGGCCAGGGAGCACCATTCTTCATGCTCCAGATTTGTCCATAGCAACTAGCTTTGCTGGCTGAGCTAACTGCGACTAGCTCAGCCAGCACTGTATAAGGAGGAATAAGATGCCATTACCAGTCGAAGCATTAACACCAGAAAGTACTGATGCAGAAGTACAAGATCGTATATCTGCATCTATTAAGCAGTGCATGGATGAAGGTGGGAAGGAGCAGAAACAATGCGCTGCCATCGCCTATGACATAGCCAGAAAGCAGACTGGCAAAGAATTGAACTATGGTGGTGCAGTGGCACCCCAGATGTAAGGAGATAATAATGGGACTTAGAGTAGGTTCTTGGAAAACAGTAACTATAGCTAAGGATGCAAACCCTGCTGTATCAGCTGAGACTGATCTTGGAGCTGAGTTCAGAAGTGTGCAGGTGTATGCTCCTGCAATAGACAATGCTACAATAACAGTCAAGCCTAGCCGACTAACTGCAGACACTGCAGTCCAGGGTTATACTTTCAATGATGCTGCTACTGGCGACTTTGTGAATACCACCACTGCTCGAACAACTGCTGGCATGAATGTCTTTAAGGACATCTGTGCCAGGTTTGTGACTGTCCTTCTCGGTGCAACACAGACTACACTTGCTAGAACTCTCTACATCCGAGGCGTGGATCCGATATAGTATGGAGACAGTATGGCTAGGTCAGTATCGGCAACCTACCTAGCCGCTCAGAATGCGGCTTCTAAATCTCCATACTTCAAGCTGCTATTCAAGCACAACGCTACCACTGTTGACCTATCATCCGACAGTGCAACTTACGGTAATCGTATCCTGATGATAGACCATGTTGAAGAGCCTTACAATGACTACGCTACTATCATCTTTCGCAATAAAGATAAAGATATACCATTACTGAAAGGCTACTGGATAGAGATAGGCTGGGGCTATGTAACTACTACTGGCAAAGAATATCTAGGTGATGGTACTAATGAGCCAGCTCCTCCTAGACTCTGGGTGAAGCATCAGCAAACTGTATCTGCTGGTGGCAAACTGTGGGAATTGCTGGAGTTAGAAGGTATGTGGAGCAAGCTGAGAGAATCACTCATCCGTGTAGGCAGTCCACCACTCTTTACTGCAAGCTATACTACTGATACCATCTATACTATCATTGGGATTATTCTTGGTGAGATAGATCCAGCTATGACTTTAAATGCTTTAGTAGAAGATGATGGTATCATCAACTCACTCCAACCTCAGTTCGACATCAATGCTCAACCTTTTGAGTATGCAGCATCTATACTCTATAGGCTATTGAATATGACTGCTAGCTACCTGAAGCCTTTACATGACCTGAAGTGGGAGATTAAGTATCCGCAAGAAGCTGATGCAGCTGACATGACATTCTACTCGGGATCAGCTCCCTACTTCTATGAATACATAGAGCGTAGGAATGTGCTAATACCTAACCACTTCTTAGTATATGGGAATGAGGGTGCAGATGGTCTCTGGGCAAGTTACATAGTTGGTGAAGCTGAAGATGCAGATGAGATAGCTGGCTATGCTGATGTTATCAGGATTGTACTGTCAGGCCCACTGACTCAACAGTTAGATGTAAATGCTAGAGCATCAGCACTACTAGCCCGAGCTAAGTTTGAGCAGATGGCAGGCATGATGGTTGCTCCTCATAATGGCAAAGTTGAGATGTATGACAAACTATCAATAGTTGATAGTAGAGGCTTATAAAATGACAGGTAGTGGAACACAAGAAGACCCCTATATTATAAGTAATGTAAGTGATCTTCAAGCTGTAGAGAATGATCTTACAGCTTACTATGAACTTGCTAATGATATAGATGCTATCGGAACAGTAGGCTGGAATATATTAGTTGACAGAGGTGCATGGGCAGCAGCTACTGAGTATATTGTTAACGACTTTGTAACAAACGCTGGCAAGGATTACTATTGTAAGACAGCGCATACCTCTGGCGGTAGCTTTAATAGTATATATTGGGTTCGAACTACTCTCAGTGTTAGTGACCATTTAGGCTTTGACCCTATCGGAACAAACTGGCAGACTGACCCCTTTGCTGGACAGTTTGATGGTAAGGAATATACAATCTCTGGTCTATATATCAACCGTCCAGATATAGCTTTTGTGGGACTGTTCGCTGCTACCTATCCAACTGCTGAAACACCAGGCGGCATAGTAAAGAACATAAAACTAACAGGTGTCGATATTACAGGAGACTATCTGGTTGGAGGATTAGTTGGTGACGCCTATAGTGAGATTGAGAATTGCTCTACTACTGGTACAGTGGATGGTAAGGCAGGTGGAGGCGGAGTAGGAGGCTTAGCAGGGTATGCTTATAGTAACATTTCTAAATGCTGGAGTACTTGCACTATTACAAGTACAACAACAGACTATGGTATTGGGGGACTTATTGGCTATGCTGCTTTGTCTGAAGGTAAGACCATTGAGGAATCTTACGCAACTGGTAATGTAACTGCATCAGATGCTGATGAGGTAGGAGGACTAGTCGGAGATAGTAATGCTGATATACTAAACTGTTATGCTATGGGTGCTGTTATAGGTAACCAGTATGTAGGAGGCTTTGTAGGTACTAATAGTAGAACAATAGACAAATCTTATTCATCTGGTCCTGTTGTTGCTATGAGTGGCCTGTCTGTAGGTGGCTTTTGCGGAGATAACTATGGTACCATTACTAACTGTTTCTGGGACGTTGAAAACTCAGGACAAGTTGCATCTGATGGTGGAACAGGTAAGACCACTGCTCAGATGAAGACCAAAACTACATTTACTGCTGTAGATTGGGACTTTGTAGACATATGGGTCATTCACTCAGGAACAAATTATGGTTACCCTTGCTTTGGGCTAGATCCAATAATTTATCCTTCTGATGAAAATAGTCCAATAAGAGTATCATCCATCCGTAGAATCTATAAGCCTGGCCTCTACCGTATGGAAGTTGCTTTTGGCGACCTAGGCTTTGATGTAGATGTGTCAGAGGCTGCCATGAGAAGAGTGCCTGATGAGGTCAAAGAACCTGAGAAACCAGAAGAGGAAGCTCCTGAAGAAACAACAAAAGAGCTAATAAGTAAGATTATTGAGGAACAGGAGAGGACCAAACTGCTTGAGACTATGTTTCCTGAACCTCCGCTTGTATCAGGCAAGTATACTGCACCTGCACCTATGCCATCTCTCAAGCCAACTCCAATAATGGACAAGCCTATAATAGAGTTAATAGGACTTGACAAGATATATGGAGCAATGAGTGCAGCTTTCAAGTGGTTGTTTAGGATATAATATGGCTAGGAAATTCTCAGGTAAAAGACCAGAAGACCGACCAGTCTTTACCAATCCTGTTGATCTGGATTTTGAGAAGAGGCGGCTGTTTGTTCCGCCAGCATCATCTCTACCTCCTCATCCATCCTTAAGACCAAAAGCTGTAGATGTAGAGGTATCTGAACTGGATACAGCTACCTATGATGATGTTCAGGACTACATAAACTTCTTTGGAGACAGAACGTTCCTGACTGGATGTGTGATTAGTCCTACATCTCCTGCTAATGGAACGGTTGCTGTAGCTTCTGGAACTGCTTGGTGCAAAGAGTCTGATTCTGATATAGCAGTAGCTAAGTTCTTTAACTTTGCTGGTCAGGCTGCCATAGCTTTGACTGATATGGTAGCTAACCTGCTCTATCTTGATTACAATGCAGGCACTCCACAGATAGTAGTAGCTACCAGCCTAGCAACTTATGGTTTCATACAAGACCATATCTTACTTGGAGTAGTATTCCGAAGTGGGAATGACACTCATATCTTGCAAGCTGACAAGATAGGCATACAAGGTGATAATCGCTCTCACATGATGAGAGTTGAGGAAGGAGCAGAAAGAACAAGTGGAATGGTTACTACTGCAACTGGGACTCGCAACCTCGCTGTAACTGCTGGTGTGCTCCATCTTGGGTTAAATAGGAAAGTCACTCCGCCTTACACTACACCAAACAGTGGAACTGCTGATGCTACCGAAGCATTTAAGTTACATGATGCTGATGGTGGGTTTGCTGCGACTGATGTAGCTAAAAGAGTCCATAATACTACCGATGATACCTATACAGAGGTAACAGCCTTTGTTGATGCTGGAGAACTAACTCTTCGTGATGATATATTTGTAAGTGGAGAGAATTATGACTTAGATATATTCTCCTACTGGTATTATAATGGATCTGCCTGGGTAGAAGTTCTAGGTTCTACTGCAATTAGCAATACTCAGTATAATGATATAGCTGCAGGACTAGATGATCTTACTGTCAATAGATTTGGTGTCCACTGGGTCTATATGGACTTTGATGGACACATTCATGTAGTCTATGGACAGGGCGACTATTCAGCCAATCAAGCAGAGGAAGCAGTTGTTCCTGCCTCACTACCTAACATTGCAGTCAGCTTCTCTGTACTCATAGCCAAGATTATCTGTCAGCAAGGTACAGATACACTAACAATCACATATCCTTGGACTGCTATATTTACAAGTTCTCTTGCTACAGATCATGGTTCTCTTGGTGGACTAGCAGATGACGACCATCCTCAGTATATCAAGCATTCTCTAGCCACTGCCGTTAGTGACTTCCTTGTGGCTTCTGGTGCTAGTGTGTTCATTAAGCAGACCTTGGCTCAAGTTAAGACCTTGCTTAATTGGGCTGCTGATATTGCTACTCATGCTGCTTTAACTGCTACACATGGAGTAGCAGGAACTATTGCAGGTTTGGCTGACATAGTTAGCTATATTGCTACCCATGCAGCAGTAACAGCAACTCATGGAGCAACTGGAGCAGTCGTTGGGACTACTAATGAGCAGACACTTACAAATAAGACTCTTATTGCCACTACCAATGTGGTAGAGGAATACACTACTGACGCATCATCTGCTACACCAACTCCGACAGGTGGAAGTCTGAGAAACTTCTACACAATAACGGCGTTAGCAGAAGCAACAGCTACCTTTGCAGTCCCTTCTGGGGCACCTGCAAATGGCAACAGGCTAATTATCAGGATAAAGGACAACGGGACAGCTAGAATTTTGGCTTGGAACGCTATCTATAGAAGATTGGAGTTTGCTCTGCCAACTACGACTGTGGCAACTAAAACCTTGTATGTTGGGTTCATATACAACTCGGCAGATTCTAAGTGGGACATGGTAGCGATAAACCAAGAGGCATAATATGGCAGATACAGGTGCAACTTATCCAAGATTAGGGTCAAACGAAGACCGAGCAGGTCTCGCTGCGTGGAGTAACCCCATTGCTATTCAGGCAGTGGGCGGCAATGCTGGATGGTCGGGTACGGATACATACAGTGATTGGCTGAGAGGCAGCGACTTCGGGTTTTCTGTGCCAGTTGATGCTACCATTTTAGGCGTCAAGCTAGATATGGAGCGACTGGAGGTATCGGGTGTTATTACCAACTCCCTGCTATATCTGGTTGATGGCGATGGGAATAACACGGGAGACTCAAAGCATCGTACCCACCAGGCATGGGTGGGTGCTGAAGAAGTAAGCTATGGTGGAGCCGCCGACCTGTGGGGGGCAACGCTCACACCAGCAATAGTCAATTCCGCGAACTTCGGGGCGAGAATGTCGGTAGGTTGTTCTGGCGCTTCTCAGGCGGCTGTCTACTGGTACAAGATTACCGTCTATTACACAGAACCACCCACAACTACAATCCTACCTGCGACTCTTATCACTTCTGCCTCGGCAAGGATAAACGCCGAGGTTCTGAATGACGGCGGAGCATCCTGCGAGGGTAGGTTCTCATGGGGGAAGATAGAAACAGAGGATGACTTTGAGTGGGGGTCTGACGGTGATGATATTGACACTTCGGGTGGGGGCATTACTTGGACAAAGAGTGTCGCAGGTACTTCAACAGCCAAGATTACAACTGACCAAGCCAAGTTGGGAACGAGGTCATTAGAGCTTTACCGAGACGGGACAAATAACCCCAACGCATTGATTTCACGGGTAGTATCAGATGGCGAGACTGCTTTCTTCTATGCAAGGCACGATGGGACAGGGCGGTGGAATCTCTCTTGGGGTAACGGGACAAAGAGACTCTACCCATTCGTTCACCCTACCTTCAACTTAGGTTATAACAATGCTGTTGGTACTGGCATAGACACAGGCGAGGCGTTATCTGCAAATATATGGCATCTTATTGAATGCCGAGACCTCGATTGGACGGGTGGAACTTTTGACCTGTACCTAGACGGTAATTTAGTCGTAGCTGCTGCCGAGATGTGGGACAGTGTAGTCGATTCGGGTACAATCCGCCTGCGAGGTATAGCGGGTGACGCGTATGTGTTTATCGACAACTTCCGTATCCTTGCCAACCGAACCACAACAGCATTTGCTAACGGACTCACGACAGACGACCCATTCTACTCTGATTTATCAAGCCTTGCCCCTGAAACAAAGCACATCTACGAGGCTCAACTTCAGAATAGTGAAGGTGAAGGTTTATGGAGTAGCGAGGCGACATTTTGGACAATAGCTGCTAGTAGGAAAGCATCATTTTTTATGATGATGTAAGACAAGAATTAGGAGGCTACTATGGGAAAAGATTTAACTACACTAATAACTGCCCTGAGAACTGACCTAAGCGACATCAGTGAAGGAGCATGGCTAGCCACCGAACTTGAGCGAGCAATAGAGCGAGCCATAGCAGACCTTAGCCGCTTCCTTCCACGAGAACTAACATTTGATATTGTTCTGGACTCTGACAACATAGAGGACAAGGTAACGGTAGACCTCTCCAACTACATAGATGCTATAGATGGTATGGCAGGATTCATCCGAGTTCGGCAGGTAGAGTATCCTGCTGGTTCAGTACCTCAGGTATTCTGCAACTTCAACCTGTTTGGCCAGCTACTGACAATCACTGGTCATGGAGAATCTTCAGGACAAGCGCAACTAGCTGAAGGGGAAACTCTTCGTATCTACTATGATGCTCCTCACATCATGGCAGACGATGATGAGCCAGGAACTACTCCAGCATTTCTGGATAACACTGTACTCTTAGCTGCATCTGCCTATGCCCTGTTCCAGCGTGCCTTGAACTTCATGCACCAAGCAGACACTGACTTCGGCTCGGCCAGAACAGCCCTAACAGCTGCTACTACTGCACTAGCTAAGGTTGCTACCTACTTAGAGGATAATGAGGATGAGGACAGTGTGTTCTGGCTGACTAAGATAACAACTGATATAGCAAATCTCAGGAGCGCTACCGAAGCAGCAATGAATGGTGCTAATGATTACCTGGATGCTGTAGCAGGTGACTTGTCTGATGCTGATGCTGCTAATACATATCTAGCTACCTATGTAGACAACAGCTCAGCACCAAGTGTTAAGAAATATCTGACTGATGGAGCTTTACAACTAAACAAGATAGCAGATGGTGGTGAAGGAGCAGAAGTTCCACTATCTTACAGGGAGTATGCTAGGTCAGTTAGAGATTCCCTAGTAACTCCTCATGAGAGGAATAGAGAACTCCTAGCTCAGAATGCTACTGCTCGTACTAATGCTGCTATGATATATGCTCAAGAGGCAGCTCAGCGCCTAAGTAACCTAAGATCCTACATGGAGCAGTCTGGTGCTTGGGGCGATATAGCTAAGACCTTCATCAATGAGGCTGAGCAGCGACTTGCTGATTCTATGCAGTACAACAACATAGCTACTAACAATATGACGCTAGCTGGCAAGTTCCAAGAGCAAGCCACTGAGCGTAGGAATGAGGCTTGGAGTATCTGGAGAGATCGTACTCAATATATCGGTGACTTCACTCAATCCAGCATAAGACAGATGCCTGGCTAAACTGATTATTTGATAGGGACCTGTTATTAGAATTGGGCCTAGTGGCAGGTACCTCCTTCCTGACGAGGCAGGTGGGTTGCTCAGCTAGTTGCCGCTGAGTAGCCTGCCTGTCCATTTTGTGTCTGTCCGTTGGATCTGAACGTAACTATTGACTGGTTATACCTACTCCCAACGTAAGGTTTGTTTAGTATCGAAAGGTATCCTAAAGCCAGGTATTTGCTCTAGCTCCTCTACTGGAAACTTATGGTCTCCGTCTAGGTCAATGCTATCATGAACTGTAATAGCCATTACTGGAGGACCTAAGCCTTTGCTATTGCATAGTATTATTGCTCGCTTGATAACCTCACCATCACTACCAAGTACAGGATAGTTGACTGCCTTCCTCTTCATGCCTTCTACATAGAGAGCTCCCCACTGATTATACTCTTCAGGTATAATTATCCTTCTGCCGAATAGTGTAGGTTCAGACCATCCACTTGCCATAGATGACCTTTGCACAGTAGTTACCCAGTCTGCTACATCCCTGTAAGTCATGAACCAGTCGTCTAGCAACTTGCCACAGAACCTTACATCTTTGATCTTGGCTTGCTCGGATATGGTCTTAGCAGTAGCACCATAAGCAACCGCAAAGTTGAGTGTCTTAGCTAACTTCCTTGACACTCTCATCTTGTCAGCTGTATGCTGATGGATGTCAGCCTTTTCTGGGTCAGGGTCATATAGGATGCTAAGCATATCCCTGTCTCCAGACATCATAGCCAAAATGTAGAGGTGTTCTCGTTGGAAATCACCACTAGTAAAGCAACCATTATCAGGCAGTAGGATATGTCTGCACTCAGGAGGAATGTTCTGGATGTTTCTGTTTTTGCTGTTGAGTCTTCCAACTACAGTATCCAAGTAATACTCGGTGTAGAACCGATCCTGCTGGCTCATAGGCTTTATGTAAGTGCTGAGCAACTTGCTCTTACCTCTAAACTCTAGAATTGCTGATGCTAATGGGTCGTCAAGGAACTCTAGCTGAGCCTCACGAGTTGATAGCTGCTTCTTGCTTTTGGTGAGTGGAAGGAAGTTACCTCTCTTGCCTAGTATGTAGCCTACCTGCTGTGGACTTCCTGGCTTCTCTATCCCAGCATCTGTTAGTACTCTGCGGTAGAACTCTACCTCATCTTCCAACTTAGCTTCCATGTTTGCTCTGGCTGTTTGGTCTATAGCTATGCCTCTCATGCTAAGGTCTACTAGTATCGGTATAACCTTCATCTCTACTTTGAAGTACTCATTGTACTGAGACTCTATAAGTGGCTTGTACTGTAAGTATAAAGCATAAGCTGCTCTAGCATCCGTCTGACACTTGTTACATACCTCTGATACTGGTGCATCTATCATGGTCTTAGCACCAAGTCTAGCTAAGAATGACTTGACATCCTCTACATCTATACCTATCTCATATGCTAGAGTAGTGAGAGCTGTCTCAATCTTACCCAATAATCTTGCTGCTGTATTAGTATCGAATAAGTTGCTCCTATCAAATCCTACTAGTTGAGGTATCAGTGGCAGTACTGACAAATCGAATAGAGCATAGTGAGCAATCTTACATACATTAGGATTGAAGAGGATAGGCTTTAACAGTTCCAGCTCTCTAGGCATCTCTGGATAAGTTTGAAAGTATATAGACTCATCTGGAGAGAAAGCAATCGAGAATCCTAGAGGCATACGCTCCTTTGTGGTAGGAGTTTCTACATCTATTGCTACAGCTTCTGGAGGATTGCTAAGTAGATGTAGGATATGTTCCTTGTCGTTAGCATGGTCGCCATGGTAGGTAATCATTCAGACTTTAGATCGTCCCTCCATATACTCTAGCTATGCCTGATGCTTGAGCTAGCTGACCACACTTTCGACAATGGTATATAAGGCCTTCTATACTCTCAGCATATCTACCTTTGCTATCCCAGTAGTATAATGTAGCTCCTTCCACTGAGACCCCATACTTTGCTGCCTGAGCTATAGCATTAGTCTCAGCATGGATAGCTCTTTGACAGTGCTCGTCTACCATGAAACATCCTGCATCTAAGCAGTGAGGCTCATTAGCAGGTGCTCCATTATAACCAGTAGATATGATTCTATGATCTTTGACTATCACTGCTCCTACCTTTGCTCTTGGACAGGTAGCTCTTTGAGCTACTTCCTTAGCGATATCTATGAAGTATCTGTCCCAATTTGGTCTGTTCATACTAACCTCCTTTCTGAACTATTATTATATCCTCATCATCGACAACTTCCCATCCTCTACTCCTAAATATATTAGTAAATGTTGAGCCTGGAGCCAGCCACTTGAACCAACTATGGTCAGTAAAGCCTATTCTAATGCAGGCATCTCTAGCTGCTTGTGATAGAGGTATCCTCTTACGAGTACCATCCTTCTGCTTCTCATAATGGTCTTTGACAATTAGAGTCATAGTGCCACCAAGCTTCAATGTCTGAAAGCACTTGGCATATATCTTCTCCAACTCCTGAGCCCAGATGAAGTCATTCATTAGCCCCAGATTGAGAGGATGGTCACTATACATCCAAGCATCTATGCCTAGTGCAGCTTCACCTAATCCTGATTGCTTCTTACCTACTCTCATTATGCTAGCATAAGGCGGTGAGAATATAATGTGGTCGGCTAGGTTAGGTATTGGTAGATACTGCTGACAGGGCATATTGATAAGCATGATATGCTCACTAATGCCTGGCGCTATCTCCTCCAACTTGACTAATGCTTGCTGCTGTAGGTTGTGGTACATATTGCCAATCTCTACACAGATAACTTCCCTACCAATGAGAGCGCCTACCATCAAAGTTCCAGTTCCTGCCATAATGTCAAGAAGCACTTGCTCTGCTTCTGATACATACTCAATGATAGACTGAATCAAGTAAACATTTGCCTTTGCTTGGTGCTTGTTAACTTCCTCAGGAAACATTCTTTTACGGTAATTAGAGTCAGTCGGAAACCTCACCCATTCCTCATCAGTCCGAGGATACTCAGGAGCAAACTGTTTACTCATTCTTATACTTCTCCATAAATGCTTTGATAGCTTCACCTTTTACTCCATCATTACAAGGGTTGCTTTCGTAGAGTACTAGGGTTCCTCTGGGTGCTTTGATAACCATCTGTATCCTTGCAGAGAAGTCATAGCCAAGATTAGTATAGTGTATCTTGACTGTCTTGCCGCAGTCACTCAGACCTAGTGTTCCTACTATCTTGCCCTTAGTCATATCCTTCTCAGTTATAAGGTATTTCCGTCTTGTCATTATATACTCCTTCCTAATGAACTTAGTATCTTATCTGCCATTCTCTTGCCTACTCCATCCACTTCCATTAGCTCGCCTACTGATGCTGTAGCTATGTCTAGTATGTTGCAGAATCTATCAGCAAGTGCTTTGGCTTTGACCTCTCCTACACCTAGCCCATAAGCACTAGATAAGAACATTAAAGACTTGGTGAGTTTGAGATGTTCGACCTCTTCCTCAGTCATATCATCTTCAGTCTTTATATGGATCTTAGGTCTGTATATTCTATTGAATGTAGTGTGCTCATCAGGTGGCTTCTGCTCATTCCTATATACTGTTATTAGAAATCTGGCAGTCTCTTCCCAGTTGTTAGTTTGGTACGTACTAACACCAAGTTGGTCTAGCCTATAAATCCAAGCATAGAGCTCAGACATTCTAACTGTAGTGAAGCTATGTCCATGCTGTATAAAGCCTGATGGCAGAACTGGATAGGTGAATATCTTTGCTCCAAGGTCTCTGGTGCTAGTGAATCTGATATTGGAATGGTCAGATACTTTAGCACTTCCTACCTTCATAAACAGTTTGACAGGGCTAAGCAGTCCTTCTATAATCTGATTGGTCTCATCAGCATTATTGTAGTACCGCTTTAGCTCATCTTCCATAGAGTCTATACTGCCTACAAGTTCTCCAGCCTGCACCCTGCCAAACTGAATCCTCTTTCCTTCATAGTTACCAAAGAAGTAATCAGCAATACTGTGCTGATTCAACGGAGATTTAGTTGCTGATACTGACTGCTGTAGCAGTTTGAGTATGCTGTCTGGCTCACTAGTATCAAGAAGAATCATCTACTTATATAGGATACTAATTTTAATAGTAGTAGCCTAATTTGCATTATTGCTTTCCATCTATGGTAGAATTCTTTATTGAGTGAGAAAATAGATTGACCCATACTATTATGCCAATCTTTCATATCACTCCTTTGGCTTCTCTATTTCAGCTGGCTTCTCAGCACTCTCATCAATATCTGCCTCATCCTTCAGGTCTACAACTATCTGCCTGTTTAGCTTGATATCCCTAGATCCCATGTTATCTGGTCTGGCACCAGGTCCTATGTCTCCACCTTCTGGCATCTTAGGTGCTCTATCCATCTGGCTACGACCTAGAGCAGCTTTAGCAGGAGATACTTTAACCTCAGCTGCTTTGGCTGTATCTTCCTCGCTACTAGTCTCTTCTTCGCTAGAATGCGGCTGAGAACCACCCACCACACCACCTCCTCCATCATCTGTTGCTGTCTTATCCTTAGTATCTAATACTGCCTCTTGTACTGGAGTTATCTCTGGTATATCCTTACCATCCTCAGCAATATCAATAGCAAGTGGATCTGTTATAGATATCCACTGTATAGGTATCATGACTCCAGGCTTCCTAGGATGAGGCACTGATGGAATCATAGGGAAGACTATCTTGTCTGGATCCTCATTCTTTGACACATACAGGTAGTTGAAGATATATGCAGGCAAGATATAGTTTATATCTCTTACCTCCATGTCTACTGACTTGTTCTCTATGTTAGCTCTCATTTACCCTCCATTCTAGTTCTTTCTGATAACATTACCAGTAGCCTAGCTAACTCTACTAGGCATAGGATGATTTGCTTCGTCTCATCAGTATCGTACTCACCCCAGCGTATCTTTATCTCATTGCTACCAAATGTGATTATCACTATGACCTCCTTTTATTTTAGCATCTTACCTGCCAAGTTTTCACCTCTAGGCACGTACTGAAACTTAACATCTACATTCTGCATTTGCTGCCATATCTGCTGTGCTAGCTTCCTCAGCCTATCATTACCTATATGATACTGCCGACTAAGTTGCTTTACTATAACTTCATTATCACTACATACTAGCACTGGTGGCGGCAATGGTCGCCTTGTTCTGTCTGCTGGAGAAGCTACATCAGCAAAGTCTACTTCACCTGTTGCTCTCATCTTCTCCACATCCATCTCTGATTGCCTAGCATCTAGCTCCTTGTTCCATTTGAGGAAGTACTCATTCAGCCCATAGGATATGGCTAGATACTCTGCTTCCATGCTAGTATGCCCAGACTGCAGGTACTGATAACCACTACCACCATCTTCTAGTACATAAGCTATACAACTTGGGTTAGCATCAACAAATAACTTTGGCATCTGGTCTCTCCTTATCACGCCGTTTGAGTTCCTTCTCAAGAAACCTGATAGTGTCCTCAAATATATCTATACCTTTACGCTTCAGAAAGTTGATGATATTATTTAGGTAGTAATCATCAATAGCCGAAAGCTTATGCTTGTTTCCTTCTTTATCAGTCCATACAAATTCTCTTCTGGTCAGTGCAGGATCATAAAAGAAGGCCATCTCACCATCAGGTGTATCAAAGTCATCTTCGCATACTATACAGTTACCTAGTCCATCCATATTTACCTCCTAGTATAACTTTATCTCGGGCACAGCTACTATAGCTTCTATGATAGCATCTAGGATATCCTGCTCAGCTTCAATGATTACTTTGCCCTCATGTAAGATAAGGTTCTCAGGATCTCTGGGGTTAGTCTCTTCAATAGTTACATCATACTCTACTTTTGCCATTATTCTCCTCTAGTCTCATATGCTCTGCACTCAGATCCCTCATACTGCAATCTTGTTTCTTCCTCTGTAGTAACCTCAACATCATCAGGAGATCCTTCCCTTATTGTTGACTCAAATAGGATATCAGTGCAAGATCGGCATATGTCAGACTCACAACAGCGAGACTGCTCGAATTCTTGCTCACATATTCTACACTTCATTGCTGTCCTCCTTCTTTAGTTCGCTACTGCTGCAACTTCCAACCAGATATGGTTGTGTGGCACCCTATCAAACCTAAGAGTAAGCTCTAGGAGTAGTGGTCTATTCGTTGAACAACCGCGTTCTCCGAATGATAGAGAGTTAGAGGTGGTGTAGCGAATAGTTCTAAAGAGATTCGTGCCATAATCTACATGGGTTTCATCCATAGTTTTAGTCCAAAGAACATTTCCACCAGTTAAGCTTATTGAATAGTCTGTTGGAGAGTATTCTTCAAGGGTTTCACCAATTACAATGATAACTGATAAAGTCGCATCGACATTATTGTAGAGTAGATTAAGAACATCCAAGCGAACTAGCGTATCACAATACAGAGTGTTCTCACTAAGATGACTTGTACCTATAGAGGCAGTCACTTGTAGAGTATGAGGAC